ACCGTTTGAACCCAAGCAGATGAAGAAGTTTCATATGCATTCGGTTTCGTGGATCGGCTACGTTGTGAAGTAATGGATAGGAGGTCTGACGATCGACCCACTGTTTGGCCTCCTTTAAGAATAGTTTGGGGTACTGGCGGACATAGGGTGTGGTTAACATCCAGATGGCTCCGCTATGGGCATCGGTTCTGGATACCCCAGCAGCCCCGCAAATCATGCCGTCTGGATTCCAGAAGCAGATTGGATCATCGGACACCTCAACGGAAAGGCGAAGGGCCAGGCGCATGTCTGCAAATCCTAGCCCCTCAAGCTCCTGCTTGTCCTCAGGTTGGAGATTGTCGGCCACCCATTCAACATCGTAGGGTCGGGCCTTGTCAATGAGTTTGGTACAAATTCCCATTTAGATGGAGCGGATGCCTTTGTTATTATAGGTGCCTTCCCAGACAATGGAGGTCAGGGCCGATGGGAATGGGGAAGAAGCCTGAAGATTTACTTCCACTTCTGTTCCCTTTGCCATGATCGGAATCTTGTTTTGAGCATTCCGAAGAACAGGAAGGGTGTTTGCCGGATACAAGTTTGCAGGAATCTGGGAAACGTTCACGGTAAATGGATCTCTACCAAGAGAAGACACCGTAACCTCAAACGGTCCAGAATCATAACTATCAATCGATAGGCGATTTACTCGTGGTACATTGAGTGTATCCTTGCGATCATTCTGTGTTACATAGAACGCAGGAAGAATTGCAGAGGATAGATACTGATACCCAAGAGCAAATCGTTTGCTGGTTTGATCGCCTTCAATCTCAACGTAATACTTCTGTCCAACAGCGGCAGCAGCATCATACTGTTGAGTAAGGTACTGAACCACACCAGGCTCTAATGTATCTAAGCTAACCAGACAAGGTTGAATTGTTGAATCCTCTGTGCCATCCTTGAAGCAGATCCTGGTCATATCAGAACCAGCATGATACACAGTGGTTGGATTGTAGGTATAGCAATCCAGACGAAGATCAATGAACTTGTTGTCGTAGAACAAAGCGCCACCTGGACTATCGGTCAATAGATTAACATGGCCGAGAACCTTGTTTCCAGTAGCGGTTGTATACACAACGAACAACCGATCATGTTCAAACTCAAAGACATCAATATCACCGGGCAAGGTCCACTTGAACCACGCAGCCATTTGACGCTCACTGCCACTGTTAAAGAACCTGAATAGGTAGAGCGTATTTGGATCACGTCGGCTACGAAGACCAAAGGTAGATGCCGATGAGGTGGCCTTCAGTTCAGCAAGATCTGATGGAAGGTAAGACGGAATGATTCTTGTAAGTTCAGCAACTTGGACCTTACCAATGCCTTGATCAGGAATCAGAATCTCAAACACACCAGTTGAGGTGACGCCTTGTTCGGTCATAATAACCGAAGAGCCAATATCAACCGGAGCTATCTTTGGATCTTGATTGTACGCACCAATTAGGTTAATCTCTGCTGTAGAAGCTGAGAAGGCATCCGTTGTGGTTTCTAGAATGTATTGAGCATTATCCGCAAACAATGCCAATCCGCGTGCCATCTGGATAGCATAACGGATTTCAATCGGTTTCAAGGAACCACAGGAAATATCAATAGGATCACTGTCAACAGAAGTAATAACTGTTGAAGCATAGAAGTCGAAGTAGCTTCCAGCCTGTGAGCAGATGACATTCTCTCCCGCCATCAAGACAAGTCGATTCTTAAAGAATGACATGCCCGTCAGATTTCTACTGACAAAGGTTGGAGGTGGGTTTGTTTCAGCATCACCAACATTACGATTCTGCCACCAATTATCTGCCCAACTATCAATCGCTTGAGTAACAGTTGCTACGGTATTGATGGTGAATGTATCACCTTGATCACTTGTGACTACATTGCTTGCCGTATATCCACGACCTGCTCTACTGATTTCAATTCCGTTGATGCGACCAGGAAACTCAGCATCAGTTGTAACACCTGCCCGTTGGGTAAGGACTGCTCCAGCTGCTGTAGTAACAGTGGTATACGATCCAAACTTTGAGATGGTGAGGTTGTTGATCTGAATTGAACTATCGGTCGAGGTAATTCTTTGAACCTGATTATTGAGGTACCATGTTACGGTAACCGAGTTATCGGCAAACACCGACTTCTCAATAAAGTTAACAGACGCGCCAGAATAGGCATAGTTTGTAATGACATTGTCAGTACGGATGTCTGTTACCCGCAGACGTAGGTTCAAGCCACTGCCACCATAAACTGGAAAGCTTTGCCCAATTGAATAGCGTCCGCTTGTAGAAGTTGTAATACTTACTGCTGTAGGGACACCAGCCACACTAGCAGTAGGAGTAATACTGGCTGCTTCGGTTTGACCAAGTTGACGATAGGTAAAGGTGCCATTAGCCTCCCTGATGATGGCATGAGGCATTGTGGATGGATTCAATCCAAGCTTAACACCAGGACCAATCGTTTCTTCCCACACACCTGCTCCACTGGCACTACCATCGCTCGTCTTGAACTTGACGTAGTAGTCATCACCAGTAGATTCAGCAGAAGCTAGAACCTGAACAACCTTGTTATTTAGGAATTGTCTAGGCAGTTCAGCAATAGAACTAACTGCTCCTTTATACGCTTCAAGTGCATTACCAGTTTGACCACCGGATGCTTTAATTGAAAAGTCTGCGTTATTTACTCGTTGAATGTGGATACTGTTTCCAATACCAGTAGCAGCAAACACACCACCAGCATTGATCAAACTAACTAAGTTTGAAATAATCAGATCAATAGTTAATGCGGTGACATCACTTTTAATGTCATTGACTGTAAATGTAGCACCGCTTCCAGTTCCCCCAATATCTTGAGCACGAACTGTTAATACTTCATTAACTTTGTATCCAGATCCAGGAGATGTAACAGTAATACCAGTAACAGCTCCACCAGATACAACAACAGTAGCCTTGGCTCCAATACCAGATCCTGCTGGAGTTGTCGAATAAATTAACGGAACATTAGTATAAGTTCCATTAACATATCCACTACCTGCCGTGGTAATGGCAATGCTGTTGATGTTTCCAGTTATATTGGCTGGAGTTGTGTAAGAAAAATTTGTTGTATCTAAGGTGACTTTATACTCAGTATTGTAGCCAACCGAATTGATAACAACAAACCCATAAGGAACAAGAGCTGCTGAGGTGGTTGCTTGTTCTTGAACAATGATCTTTCGATTCAGAACAAACGTGTAGTCATTGATCTGAAGAACAGAAAGATCGGTAGAAGATGTATGGGTTGCGTATGTGGTAGCAGATGCTGCTGGAGTGTTTACTGTCTGCTGTACTCCACTTTCCGCATCCCAAATACGCAGCGTACCATTCTTTCCAAACTCAATGATGTAACGTTCTTCCTCATCTCGGAAGGTTACGAACCACGTTCCATCAGCAATAGCATTGCTTAATTTGCCAATGCCTTTAATGCCGGGACGTTTTGCAAGGCCAAAGGTTGGATCAGGATAATAGTTGATACATTCACGCAGTTGGTTACTAAGCTTGAGTGAATCAGGCTGCTGCGAGACCCCACCAACAAGGTTAGGGATTTTCTGTGAAATAGCAGCCATCAGCGAGCAATGGTACGGAATGGGGTGTAGGACACATAGAAGTTCTGTCCTGTTTCAAGACCAAAGATGTTAACCTCTGATGTATTGGTATCATAGGCCAAGCAGTTGGCACGCAGGATGCCTTCGTCTTGAGCATTGAAGTTTACCATCTCGGTAGAGCCAAGGGCCCGACCGGCAAAGACTCGTGCTGCTCGTTGGGTGACGTAGTCCTTGAAGACCTGAGGCAGATCCTCAAAGTCAAACAACCATACCACATCACACTTGATGGGGGAACCAGTGGGGAAGGTGTAGGTGTGATTCACCTTGTCATAGAGCTTCCCACTTCTAAGAACGGTCTTGTACATTTGAACGTTGGAGGTTTTATTGTCGGAGATGGACAGAACATTCTGTGGGATGAGAATCTCTCCACTAATGTCTGGCATGAACGGATAGTTGATCTCCGTATTGAAGTGCCAGCCTTCTCCTTGAATTTCACGATTAACGGCATCCAGAATTTCCAGGGCAAGAGCCAGTTCTGGATTAGCAACATCTAGGCTGACCACTGGAGCCTGCCCGATGCCACTCAACATTTGGTTAATGGCTTGAAGTCTTGTTGTCATTTCAATCCTTTAATACAGGCAGGTAAAAAAAAGGAGGCCCCCGTAGAGACCTCCTAATCTATTCCTAATAATCTCCAAATTAGGAGTTATCAGACGTTGCGGAAAGCACCGGCACAGGACACACGAACAGCACCAGCACCGTAGGCCAGACGGCCAACGATCACGTCGCCTTGGTAGATGACCTTGGTGTCAGCACCAGTGGTCTGAACGCTAGGACCGATCGCCTCGACAACGCCAGCAGCGTCACGATGGAAGATCAGACCACAGCTGTTGGTGAAGTTCGAAGCAATACCGTAGTTATTGTTCTCACCGGTCACAGCAGCTGCGTCGATGTTGGCGCCAGAAGCCGAACCATACTTACCCAGGAAGGGGATGTTGTTCGACTTGTAGATGCGGATACCAGCGATCTCATAGAGACCTTCGCCGCTGTTCAGGTTACCCTGGGTGTTACCGTATTCACGGTTCAGGATGTTGGTATCGACCTGGCTGATCAGGGCGTAGTACTGACGAGGAGCCAGCACGGCCACACGACCATCCTTAGGAGCAGCGATCTCGTCCAGGCGGGCAGCAGCTTCGAAGAAGCCATCAACCAGAGCCTGAGCATCATACTCCTTGGAGGCACCCAGGTTGATCTGGAAGCCACCGGGTTCGCCGGTCACAGCAGCGGTCAGGCCCGAAGCACGGTCCAGAACGCGGAAGATACGACGGTCATAGAACTCAGCCAGAGCCTGGCCGATCTGACGGGCGATGGGGCCACGGATGTCATACTGGGCCAGGGTCTCGTCGAGGTTATCAACGAACGCCGAGGCGACCAGCAGGTCATCCATTGCGATGGTGGTCTCAGCAGCCGGAGGGTTGCCGGAACCCAGGATGGCGTTACCAGGGGTGTGGTAGCCAGCCTGAATACGACCGGTATGAATGAATTGGGCTTCCTTACCGCCACGCAGGGTGCGGTTCATCACCAGGCCCTTAGCGATGGTGGAGTTGCGGAAAGCTTCGTACACTTCGCCCGTAAAGAGCTTCAGATAGAGGGCTTTCTTGTCACCGGCCTTATTAACCTGGCCGAGTTGAGTTACTGTTGCAGTCATTGTTTTAAGGAAAGAGAAGGTTTATCAGCTTTCCAAGTACTTGGGTTTTATCCGGATTCGAAGTATTCAGTTTTTGGGTAATACGTCCGTTGTATTGGGTGTCTGCCGCAGCAGGCCAATACTCCAGTCATGACTGGGTTTTTAACGAGGTTATCCCATCCTCAAGGGCGCCAGTGGGATTTGAACCCACATACTCACCAAACGGGTGAGATCTTACCATTAGATCATGGTGCCAGCGACCCCTCTGTTTGTGCTTCCAATGGATAGGCATGAGGGGTGTTTTATTTAGTTGTCCGCGCCGAAGGGGCAGCGGGACGGTTCACCATCCACCGGGGAATCCAATCCGGTGTACATTCGCCGTTTTAATGCCACGGACGCGGGCAGTCAATTAGATCAGATCGCCGGAAGCAGCCAGTTTGGCTTCGATGTCAAGACGATACGCAGGGTCATTCCGATAACGAGGATCAGAGATGGCCCGTGCAAGTTCGGCTTGTGAACGGAAACCCTTGACGGTTTGCTTGACAGCCTTACCAGAAATGGTCTGACCTTCAAAGCCAACAGCATCACGGTAACGTTGATTCAGGGCTTGAACCGCAAAGAAGATAGCGTCCTTATTGCCGCTGTTAACAACGTTATCATAGGCTGCCACCTCTTCAGGTTTGAGATTTTCTGAAGCCCAGGCCAGCGTTTCGTTGTAGCTGTCGGTGCCTCCAACTGATTGAACAATTGCTTGAGCATCAGCATCCGATAAAGGAGTAGCTGCTTGAGCAATAGGATTGGACTTTTGGAGTTCCAGATACGCCTCAATCAGCTTTTCGGAGGGAAGTTCCTTTAGCTTTTGAATCGTCTCAGGCTTCAGCTGTTGGTTGTTTGCATAGTACTCAGAAGAGGCATCAAGCAGAAGCTGTTGCTCTGGAGCTACCTCTTGAGTTTCCTCAGTCTCTTCAGAAGAGGACTCATCACTCTCGGTGTCTTCTTCTTCCGAGGATGCCTCATCCGTATCCTTCTGACCAAGTTTCTTTTGCAGCTCTAGGTAAGCCTTTTCAAGATCCTCTGCTGATTTGAATTTACCAGCATAGTTCAGTTCTGCCTCTGAGTCTCTACGGGCTTTGTCGTAGGTCTCACTTTGAATAGCTTCTTCCTCCTCTTGGAGTCTGCTGCCAAGCTCAAGAAGACGTGCTTCTTCTGCTTCTCGGGCCGCAGTATCTGCCGGATCGGTAGGATCAAAAGTGATTTCAGGCATGTGTTGAGAGTAGTGGTGGGTAATCAGTGAAGAACAATAGTGACATTACCGAGCCCCGGATAGGTGACTCGATCTCCTGAACCAGATTGATGTGGAGTAGCAGTATCAGACCTAACAAGAGGACGACCTGCTGACTTACGCCTGGTATTCAGAGAGATTGCTTCTTCACTGAGCGGCTCCTGTTGGAGGGGCGGTTGGGGGCTGGGCTGTTTGGCCGAAGGCTGCTGTGGCATTACGAAGTGAGTCTAGTGCTTCTGGATTCTTTGACGGATCCAAGAGAGGAGCCTTAATGATGTTACCGGCTTGACCAATCAAGGATGACTGAGCGTTCTGGGACATCATCTGAGACATCTCAGCATTGCGCTCTGCTTCAGTCTTAACGAGCTTTAGCGTGTCAATACCTTGGGAGGCAGCCAGACGCTTGATGGCTTCTTCCGGATTGATGAACTTCATCATCATTTCTGGACCCATGGCTTGGCTGATAGTGGACAGGAACATCATAAGAGATTCCCGATCCTGACCGCGACCAATGCCTTCGATACCAGCGATGACGGTGGGGAACACAACACCCTTCGGAAGCTTAGGAAGTTCTCCAGAGCGTTGAAGGATGAATAGTTTCCGTTGGAGGTAAGGC